ACACTGGCGCAGTGCGTGACGCAATGAGCGGCAAGGGAATGCCAAGCCTTATGCCTATCTCTGCCCTGCGAGCTGTAGCAAAACGATTCGAGGATGGGGCTACTAAGTATGGACGAGACAACTGGAAGAAAGGAATTCCAGTCTCACGTTACATAGATGCTTTGTATCGTCACCTATGGCAACTGATGGAGAAGGATAAGAAAGAAGATCATGGCGGTGCTGTGATCTGGAACGCTATGTGTCTTGTCGAAACTCTGGACGCAATAGAAAGAGGTGAACTTCCAAAGGAGCTTGATGACCTATGAACGAAGACGCCATAAGATTTCACGAACTTGATGAAGCCATCATAGGAACAGACCATAATGGTTTTATCGTCTACGACTACGACACCATGCTTGCTTTATTCTGCCGTCAAGGAATGACTACAGACGAAGCGGTTGAGTGGATTGATTATAATGTTTTAGGCACCAATGCTGGAAACGGATTCACTGTGTTGATGCAGGGCAGAGAACTAACAATGGAGGAATTAGACTATGAGTGACAACTATATGAAAGGTCACGGTGAAACTTTATCACCTATATCGCCTACTTTAATCAAGGAACTAGATGCTATCTTTGCTCTTAAGGAGTTCTCTCCTGAGAATAGTAAAGATGAGATGATGTATCATTACGGTCAGCGTTCAGTGATTAGATTCTTAAAACACCATCTAAATATCCAACAAGATAATATCTTAAACCCAAAGGAACTATAACATTATGTGTATGTCATCCCCCAAAATACCAGACCCAGTGCCTCCTCCAGCACCGCCTCCTCCTCCTACCAAGACAGCAAAGAAGGTAGATAACAAAGCTCTTAAGAGTCGAGGTAGTTCTAAGAAGAGAGGAACATCTGCACTTACAGTTCGCAGATCAACCGTTAACACTGGATCGTCAGGCACTGGCGCAAACATAAGTTACTAATACAATGGCAGATAGAGTTCTAACACGAGTTCAAGGTGGAGCCACCGATACAATACATATCAATACTGATAAGTTTGCTGGTGTTAGAACTATGGGTAAGTCTGACGGTTCTACTATAACAGTAGACCGCACAGCCCAAGTCATCGACTCAGACCGTAAAGGGGAGTCTCGTCCGCTACTTAGCAAAGTAGTAGGTGGAGCTTCTGCCGCATATAGCCTTCGTGACCTCAACGATAAAGCAGGGAACAACAAGGTAGTCCGTGTAAGACGTGCTAGTGACAACCACGAGAAAGACTTCCGAGCCAAAGAATTAAAAGACATTGAGACATGGGTCAATGCTCAGACCGTTCTCCCTCTGGATATACAAGAATTAGAAGCGGATGGACGCACAGGTGACCTAGTAGAAGCCGCCGCCGCCTACAGCCTCCGTAACCTTAGCTCTAGCTTCACGGGTAGCGTAGTGGAAGTAAGACGTTCTAGTGACGGCGAAGAGGATTCCTTTACTGCGTCTGATGTTGCTGATGGGACGCTGACGGATTGGGTTAATACAGATGTGGTAAAGTATTCTAGTGACTTTAGTTTAGGTTTAAATGGATTTATTGTTGATGCTGGGGACACGGCACTAGCTGGACAAACCTTTGAGGGCGAAAGCGATGTTCTTAAACATACTCCTTCAGTTTCAGCATCTTCTGGGCACAGAATTCGTAGACTTAGCACAGTTACATTAAATAGCATAGTAAGCTTAAAAGTTTTAGTTTACATTCCCAGCTCAAACATGGTTGCCAATGGTGTGGAACTTAGAAATGCAGCAGGTGACTTAGTTTCAACCACAAGCACAACCGATGAATGGGTCGAAATTGAAGCAACGGGAACTACAGGGTTAGGTGGTTCTAGTGCAACAATTTCGATTCACACAACCTCTGGAGGCAGTAGAAGTTTTACTGGAAATGGGACTGATGCTATTTACTACAAAAATGCATCTGTAACAGTTACATCAGCCAACGGCTTCGTCTCCAAATGGTATGACCAATCAGGCAACGCCAACCACGCAACTCAAGGGACAAACGCAAGTCAACCTAAGATTGTTGATGCTGGGGCTTTGGTTTCTGGTGGGTTGGACTTTGATGGGGCTGATGACGAACTTGTGGTAAGTGGTAATCCTGTCATTACAGCTAACTCTGCTGGCACTTATAGTGCTTTCAGTGTCCAAAAAGTTCCCGCAAGCAACAGGGGTTATCTATATGGCAATGCGTCTGGAACAAATGGTAGCTCTCTTTATGCTGGTTTTACAGCATTCGGTTTAAGCAATCAAAACTTAGCATTAAATTATGACATTATTGCACGGGATGGCAATAAAAGCCTTCTATCCGCTGTTTACAATAACGGAGACGCTGGACTGTTGGTCAACGGTGGAGGGACAATGACCGATGTAGGAATCTACGACTTTGGCGCTGGTTCTGAAGATTTTATTATTGGCAACAGAAACGGAGGAACTACCGATGGAACACGCTTAGACGGAACAATCCAAGAAATCATCGTCTACAACTCCGACCAATCGGACAACCGAACAGCCATAGAAGCTAACATCGGAGAGACCTACGACATCAACCTCCCATCTGGAGTAGACACAGGGTATGACGAAGTGGACGGCTTTGTGGAGACTTGGTATGACCAGTCAGGAAACGGCAATGATGCTGTTCAGCAGGTGTCTGGAAGTCAGCCTAAGATTGTTGATGCTGGTGTATTCCTTGGTCAAGTAGACTTCCTGAATGGGGTTAGCACCTTCCTAGAGACTAACAACTCAGACCTTGCTAATTTATCGGAGCTTTCGCTGTTCAGCGTTTTAGAGCCTGTAACTGCAAGCACAAATGAATTTGCAATTTCAGCAGGTAGCATCGTAAATTCTACGGGAAATTATGGTGGCTGGGCTTTATGGGCTAATGGGTATTCTGACAGATTCGACTTTACTACACAAGCCAGAGGAAGTGGAACTAATTCACGGGCAGAGGTAAACATTACAGGCACCAGCCCCGTAGTATATTCCGCTACTCTTAACGGGACTAATGCACAAGCATCGGTAAACGGCGTTCTGGGGACAGAAAATACGAGTATGATTACTCCTTACAATAGTGACGCAACAAGACGCAAGCTACGCTTAGGGTGTCAATATACCTTTGCTCCTGCGTCCTTTTACAGGGGCGCAATGAAGGAAGTAATTCTTTACGCCTCCGACCAGTCAGCCAACCGTGAAGCCGTCGAAGCCAACATTAACAATCAATACGAAATCTACTAATGCCCTATCTAATATTCCAAACCGAACAAGACGCCTGTGACCGTGCAGACGAAGAAGGCAAGGACAACGGCTTCGCCTACTGGACTGAAGGCAAAGGCACACGCTGGTTGACTAAGCCAGTCCCTACTGCTGACGGTGAGTGGGCATTGGATGTTTCGGAGTATGACCTAGACGAGCTTGAGGAAGCGACGACCGCCGACACCTATGCACCCCTAGAAGTAGAAGAGGACTAATAATTTTATGAGCAAACAATCAGCCCAATCCTTATATCAATCACTTGAAGGTAAACGATACACCTACTTGGACAGGGCTAGAGCATCTGCAAAACTTACACTTCCATACGTCATGCCAGATGAGGGCTTCGGTTCTCACAGTCGTTTGGATACACCATTTCAGGGCGTTGGGGCTAGAGGAGTAAACAACCTCGCTTCTAAATTACTGTTGGCACTCCTACCTCCCAACGCCCCCTTCTTTCGTTTAAAGATAGACGAGTATCAGTTACGTGCTGAAGGCGCACCTGATGAACTCATCACTGAGATAGAGTCCTCACTTCAACAAGTAGAGGAAGCGGTGATGGATGAGATCAGTGGTAACACTTACCGCACAGGTATTCACGAAGCTCTCAAACATCTTATCATTACAGGCAACGCACTTATATATCTACCAGACGAGGCTGGTCTTCGTGTGTTCCACCTTGATCGTTTCTGTGTGGAGCGTGATGCTATGGGCAACGTCCTTTATATTTGCACCAAGGAAGACCTATCTTATATGTCACTTACAGAAGAGATGAAGAGTCTTACTGGCGTGCAAGACATGGAGTCTCCTGATGAAGAGATTTGCTTATACACTGCTGTGTGTCGTAAAGCAGACAAGTGGCACGTGTGGCAAGAGATTAACGGAGAGATGATTCCTTCCTCTGAAGGCTCGTATCCATTAGACAAGAACCCTTTCATACCTCTACGGTTCTCTCGCATTGACGGAGAAGACTACGGTAGAGGATACGTTGAAGAATACTTAGGTGACTTACAGTCCCTTGAAGGACTGACACGTGCGCTCGTTGAAGGCAGCGCAGCAGCTGCTAAGGTATTGTTCCTTGTTAACCCTAATGGCACCACCAGAGCAAAGACTCTGGCTGAGTCTGCTAATGGTTCTATCACACAAGGCAATGCACAGGACGTATCGGTTCTCCAGTTAAACAAGTTCAATGACTTCCGAGTTGTGCAAGAGAGCATGGCTAAGATTGAAGAGCGTATGGGACATGCGTTCCTACTTACATCAGGCGTTGTTCGTAATGCAGAGCGTGTGACAGCTGAAGAGATTCGTATGCTAGGACAAGAACTAGAGTCTGCTATCGGTGGTCTCTACTCTCTACTAAGCACTGAGATGCAGTTACCTATGGTCAATCGTTTGATGACCATCATGAACAAGAACAAGTCTCTTCCTAAGTTACCTGAGAATGTAGTGAGTCCTGTCATCATCACTGGTGTGGAAGCACTAGGTAGAGGCAACGACCTACAGAAGCTTGACATGTTCCTAGCAGGAGCAGCGCAGGTTGTGGGACCAGAAGCTGTCCAACAATTCATTAACGTAGAAGAATACTTTAAACGCAGAGCAACATCGCTCGGCATTAAAACAAGCGGTCTAGTTAAAGACCAAGAGCAGATGCAGGCAGAAGCCCAGCAAGCTCAACAAATGCAGATGGCAGAGAAACTTGGACCAGCAGGTATCAAGGCTATGTCAGAAGAAGCAAAACTACAACAACAACCTATAGAGCGAGGAGAACAGTAAACTATGGCTAACTATCAGTCAGTAACAGTAAGTGAGAATACAAACGAAGAGAACATTTCTCTTGAGAAACAAGCAGCTATGCAAGAAGAAGCTGCTCAACAACGGGGACAGACTTTAGAGTCTAGTGCCGACGAAGGTAAACAAGAAGTCGAAGAGACTTCAGAACGTCCTGAGTGGCTAGACGAGAAGTTTGAAAGCCCAGAAGATTTAGCAAAGGCTTATAAAGAGCTACAACAAAAACAATCCAAGAAGGAAACTCCTAAAGATGAAGATCAAACAGAAGGCGAAGAAACTCCTGAGCCAGACAAAGCAAGCACTAGTAACGCTGTACAAAAAGCTACAGAAGAGTTTACAGAAACTGGTAAGCTATCTGACAAAGCTTTCATAGAGCTTGATAAGGCAGGCATTCCTCGTGAGTTCGTCGAGGCTTACATCCAAGGACAAGAAGCTATCTCCACAGCATCAGCTCTAGAGATTCAAGAGTCCATCGGTGGCAACGCAAACTATGCTGCCATGAGCGAATGGGCTGGAGAGAATCTAGCTGAAGGAGACCTACAAGCTTACAACGATATTGTTGAGAGAGGCTCTGTTGAACAAGCACGTGTGGCTGTCAAAGGCATGTACGCTCAGTTCTTAGCTGCTGGCGGTAAGGCTCCTAATCTTGCTCAAGGTGCTACCTCTGGTGCGGCTGGTGCCAAGGCATTTGGTTCTGCTGCTTCTATGGTAGAGGCTATGCAAGACCCAAGGTACAAGAGCGACCCTGCATATCGTGAACAAGTTGAGAAGCGTATCGCTGTCTCGAACGCATTTTAATTATGAGTATGGAACTAATAGCAATGCTTGGTGGTGGCTTGAGTGGCTTCGTTATGAAGATGCTTGCTGCCCAAGCTCAATCACAAACTCGTCTCCTTGAGATGCAGTTGGCTAAACAGAAAGCAGCTGATGAGTCCGCACAACAAGCTTCAGGACGAGGCGGTGTGTGGGTAAGACGCACGTTCGTATTGTTCGTGCTATTCGCTGTTATCTTAGCTCCATTCATTCTATCACTTTTAAACACTCCCGTTACTATTGAAAAGGAAGCATCCAAAGGGTTGCTCGGCTTCTTAGGACTAGGAGGTGGTGGCTGGAAGTCTCTGGAGGGATTTGTAATCCTTCCTGAAGTTAGACAATCCATGCTCGCCATTGTTGGCTTCTACTTTGGAAGCTCTCAAGTAAAATAATTTCTACTCTAAGTTTAAAGTAGCGACTGAGCCTGATACGTCAGACAACTCATTGATCGTAAAATATACAAGGACTGAAAGACCACAATACTAACGAGAACATTCTGTTCTCACTAACTAATAAAAAACAAAAGGAAAATACTATGGCTAACGGAGACTTCTCCCCAACTCGTAGTGGTTTAATCCAAGGTGGGTCTGATGTAGATGCACTCTTTCTGAAAGTTTTCTCTGGTGAAATTCTTACGAGTTTCTCTGAGACAAACGTGATGAAAGACCTGCACATGCTTCGCACGATTTCTTCAGGGAAGTCTGC